TGTATGGTATCCCTGTGTTCACTTCCAGCAATGCTGACTCAGCTTCTGCAACTTCCGCTTACCCAACAAGCGGTTCTGCAATTGCTCGTGTTTGCTTGATGGGTCACAAGGACTCTATGGTTTTGGTGGAACAAGTTGGTGTTCGTTCACAAGTCCAGTACAAGCAAGAATACCTTGCCACACTGTTCACAAGTGACACTCTGTATGGCGTAGCCGCCTTGCGTAGTGCCGCTTCTACTGGTGTGGCTAAGTCTTCTTCCATGTTCGCTTTGGTTGTTCCTAGCTAATTGCAGTTGCGCCCCCTGCCCTAGTGGTGGGGGGACTTTTTTAACTTAATTAGGAGAAATCAAAAATGGCAACCGCATCCGCTGTAGTCTCTCGCAGAGGTAATGACCAATTTCGGGGTTTGTTCTCTGATACTTGGGCAGTTACTTGCACTTTAGATGCTGGCAACCTCATTGATGGTGCTGGCGAAACTGATGATGTAACAGTCGCTGGAGTCGCCTTGGGCGACATGGTGATTGGTGCATCTTTGGGTGTTGATTTGGTGGGTTTGACTGTCACTGGCTATGTCAGTGCCGCAAACACTGTCAAATTCCGCATTCAAAATGAATCAGGTTCAACTGTAAATCTTGCCTCCGCAACAATGAAAATTGTTGTAGTTCGCATGGTTTAATGAATGGGGGGCTAGTCCCCCCGTTCTTATTTAGGGGGTTTTATGGCTACTTTTCGTTGTCTCCAATCGGGTAATTGTGTGACTTTTACCCTCCAACATGACATTGACTCTATGAGGGGTCATCAGGGTTATGTGAGAGTTGATGAACCAGAAGTAACCATAGAATCTGTAGAATCAGAAGTTAGAACAGATACCGCCTTTCGTGCGCCTGTCATTCCAACAATCAAGCGTATGGGAAGACCAAGAAAGGTAGCAAATGTCTGAAGTTGACGCAAGAGATTTTGGCAAATTAGAGGCTCAAGTTGAGGCACTCCAAAAGGAGATGCACATACTTAGTGCAGATGTTAAAGCACTGCTTGAATTGGCAAACAAAGGTAAAGGCGGCTTTTGGATGGGTATGACCATTGCCTCATTTATGGGTGGTGTCATTACTTTTATTGCCGATAAGCTGTGGAAATGAAAGAAGGACTCTTATCAGGTAAGGTTTGCCCACTTCCCACTCAGGATATAGCGTTAAACCTCAAGAACCGAAACAATGCTTTCAAGAACTTTGGCTATGGTGCGCCAAACCCACTTGAACCTAACGAGGCATTCTGGCTAAGAAAAGCCAAGATGTATAACGCACCTACCGAAGTGGTGAAAACCATGCGATGCGGTAATTGTGCGGCATTTATTCAGACACCCAAAATGATGCAGTGCATCAAAGATGGTCTAGAAAAGGGCAAAAGCTCAAAAAATGAGCTTGACTACGATCAGCAGTTCATTGATGCCGCTGACCTTGGATTTTGTGAATTATTCCACTTCACCTGTGCGGCTTTGCGTACCTGTGATGCTTGGAAATCTGGTGGTTCTATCAAGAAAGACTAAGGAGAAACCCTATGAAAAAACCCACAATGGCTCAGAAAAAGGATGGAAAAGTTATGCATGAGTACAAAGAAGGAACTTTGCATTCTGGCTCTAAAAAGGGTAAAGAAGTGACTTCTCGTAAACAAGCAATTGCTATTGCTTTGTCCGAGGCAGGTATGTCCAAGCCAAAGAAGAAGATGAAATGAAGCAAGGACTCTACGCCAACATTCATGCCAAACAAGCCAGAATCAAGGCAGGGTCTGGCGAAAAGATGCGTAAGGTAGGTAGCAAGGGTGCTCCTACTGCTGAAGCCTTTAAACAGGCGGCAAAGACTGCAAAGAAACCTAAAAAGGTGAAGTAATGAAAACTCCAGCTTGGCAACGCTCCGAGGGCAAAAATCCCAAAGGGGGATTGAATGCCAAGGGGAGAGCATCTTATAATGCAGAAACTGGTGGCAACTTGAAAGCACCAGTAAAGTCGGGGGATAACCCTCGCAGAGCAAGTTTCTTGGCTCGCATGGGCAACATGGCTGGTGCAGAGTACAAGGATGGTGAACCGACAAGACTGCTTCTTTCGCTTAAAGCATGGGGTGCATCCTCAAAAGCTGACGCAAAGGCAAAAGCTAAAGCTATATCCGCAAGGAATAAGGCAAAAGCGAAATGAGAGCACTTTCAGTTGGCGCAAATTTAACAGCCGCAACATTAACGACACTTTATACAGTGCCAACAGGGTACTATGCAAAGGTTGTTTTGCTTCGTGCTACAAACGCCACTGCCGCCAATAAACACATTACATTTGATTGGGTAGATTCTTCTGCATCTGCCACATATTCTGTTGTCTATCAAACAACAATAACAGCTAAAACTACTCAAGATTGGGGTGGTGTATCTTACTTCGTAATGGAAGAAGGAGATATTTTAAAAGCCACATCCGAATCTGCTTCTACTTTTGCAGTATTAGTAACAATTGAAGAAATAGGATTAACAAGACAATGACATACTTAGAACTTGTAAACGATGTACTTGTTAGGTTGCGTGAAGAAACTGTTTCTACAGTTACTGAAACAACTTATTCATCTTTAATTGGTAAATTTGTTAACGATGCAAAACGTCAGATTGAAGATGCTTTTGCATGGAATGTGCTTGGAACAACTATTACTGTGACCACTGTTCAAGGTACTTATTCTTATGCTTTGACAGGTGCTGGTCAAAAATTCCAAGTTCTTGATGTATTGAATGTCACAAGTAACATTCGCATGAAGAACATTGATTTTGCAACCATGAATAGGTTTCAAAACTTCTCTACACCTGTTGAGGGAATCCCTGCATATTACGCATTTGATGGCGTTGATGGTAGTTATGACACCAAGGTAACAATTTATCCTCGCCCTGATGGCGTGTATAGCATCCCATTTAGCTTAACAGTGCCACAAGCCACATTGTCTTCTGACTCAACTATTGTCAAAGTTCCTGACACATTGGTTGCTCAGAATGCTTATGCTCGTGCTTTGGTTGAACGTGGTGAAGATGGTGGGTTGTCTTCATCTGAGGCTTATTTGCTCTACAAAGCAATGTTGTCTGATTACATTGCATTGGAAGGCACACGCTATCCTGAGAATCAGGAGTTTGTTGCGATATGAGCCAACCTATTCAAACTTTCAGCATCTCAGCCCCCGGCTTCTATGGGCTGAATACTCAAGACTCGCCTCTTGATTTGAATGCTGGATTTGCATTGGTTGCGACTAATTGCATCATTGACCAATATGGTCGTATTGGCTCACGCAAAGGTTGGTCAAGAGTTAATTCTTCTTCAGGTAACTTAGGCGCAAATGATGTCAAGGTTATCCATGAATTAGTGCAATCTGATGGCTCTTTGACTGTATTATTTGCTGGTAACAACAAACTATTTAAACTTAGTTCAACAAATACTGTTACTGAATTGACTTATGGCGGTGGCGGTGTTGCACCTACCATTACAGCAAGTAATTGGCAATGTGCTTCATTGAATGGCATTACTTATTTCTTTCAGTCTGGTCATAATCCATTGATCTATGATCCTGCTGTATCGACTACAACATATCGCAGAGTTTCAGAGAAAACTGGTTATGTAGCAACTGTGCCAGATGCCAATATTGCTATTTCTGCTTTTGGTAGATTGTGGGTAGCTGAAACAACATCTAATAATTCAACTGTTTATTTCAGTGATTTAGTTGCTGGTCACGTATGGTCAACAGGCACTGCTGGTTCATTAGATGTCAGTAGAGTTTGGGCAAATGGTACTGACCAAATTACTGGACTTGCGGCACATAATGGATTCTTGTTTATTTTTGGTAAACGACAAATTCTTGTTTACCGAGATGCGACAACTCCATCAACAATGTCAATCAGTGACACTGTTGAAGGCATTGGTTGCATTGCTCGTGACAGCATCCAAACCACCAGCACTGATGTGTTGTTCTTGTCAAACTCTGGTGTCAGATCGCTAATGAGAACGATTCAAGAGAAGTCTGCGCCTGAGAGGGACTTATCCAAGAATATACGCAATGATTTAATGGGTACTGTGGCTGGAGAGACATTGGCAAATATCAAGTCTGTGTATTCGGAGCGTGAAGCCTTTTATTTGCTGACAACCCCTAGCATTGATACTACTTGGTGCTTTGATACCAAAGCATATTTGGCTGATGGTTCTGCAAGGGTAACTACTTGGGACTCCATTACGCCTAAGTCTTTCTTGTCTCGCAGAGATGGAAGTCTTTACATTGGAAAGAATGGGTACATTGGGTACTACAACACTTATCAAGATTACGATACTTCATATCGTATGTTGTATTACACAAACCATGCTGATCTTGGTGACCAGAATGTGACTTCAATTCTGAAGAAACTGTCAACAGTTGTGATTGGTGGTTCTAATCAAATAGTAACATTCAAGTGGGGATTTGACTTCAAGACAAACTATTTATCTGCAAGTGCAACCATCCCAACTCAGAATGTCTATTACTATGGTGTGGCAGAGTATGGCGCAAATGCCACAACGATTGCCTACTATTCTGATGGTGTTGCATTGCAAACATTGACAGTTCCTGCAACAGGGACAGGTAAGGTTGTGCAAACAGGTTATGAATCAGACATCAATGGTTTTGCCTTGTCTATTCAGAAGATTGAGATTCAAGCCAAAAATGGCAAGATGAGTTAAAGGAGAATTATTGTGACTGATTACACCAAGAGTACGAACTTTGCTACAAAAGACAATTTGTCTTCTGGCAATCCATTGAAGATTGTCAAAGGTACTGAAATTGATACAGAGTTCAATAATATTGCTACTGCCATTGCAACAAAGGCAGATTTGGCAAGTCCCACCTTTACTGGTACGCCAACACTTCCATCTGGAACTATTGCCACAACACAAGCAAGTACAGATAACTCTACAAAGGTAGCTACAACTGCATTTGTGCAAGCAGTTGCACAAGTATTGTTTCCAGTTGGTGCTATTTACACAGCAACTGTTTCAACTAATCCTGCAACATTGCTTGGCTTTGGAACATGGACTGCATTTGGTGCTGGTAGAACTTTAATTGGTAATGGTGGTGGATTTACTGCTGGTGCTACTGGTGGTAGCGCAGACGCTACGCTTGTAAGTCACACCCACACAGCAACATCAACAGTTACAGACCCAGGTCACTTTCACTCTTATGAACAACCAAGCACTACATATATTCAAGGTGCAATTGGTGGAACTGGTTTAACAAATAAATTTACTGGAAGCACAGGAAGCAAAACAACAGGAATTACTGTTGCAACATCAAACAGTACAGAAGGTTCAAGTGCAACAAATGCTAATTTACCTCCTTATGTTGTTGTTTATATGTGGCAACGCACAGCATGATGATGCAAGACCATGAATATCGCATTATTCATCACTTCAGTGATGGGTTGTATGCCAAGGAGTCATTTTTCAGTGCTGGAATGAGCATCTTGAAGCATACGCATGACTTCAGTCATTTGTCGATATTGGCTCAAGGTAAAGTTGCTGTGTTGCGTGGAAATGAGATTGACATTGTTGAAGCTCCAGCGTGTATTGAGATTAAAGCAGGGTTGACTCATGGAGTTAAGGCAATAACAGATTGTGTTTGGTTTTGTATTCATGCCACTGACGAGAAAGACCCGTCTAAAGTGGATGAGATTTTGATTAAAGGAGAATGATATGCCAATAGCCGCCGCCGCAATAATGGGAGGTGCGTCACTATTAGGTGGTGCGATGCAAAGTAGAGCCGCTAAAGGTGCGGCTGAACAATCTGCTCAGGCTCAACTTGAAGCGGCAAGGATTGCGGCTGAAGCATCTAAGTTTCGACCTGTTGGTGTAACTACTCGTTATGGAACATCAAACTTCCAATTCACCCCTGAAGGTTATTTGAGTGGTGCTGGTTATACAGTTAGCCCTGAACTTAAAGCCTATCAAGA